CTTAGGGTTGGACATCAACTCTTCTTTTTCAATCTGAGCGTCTGCCAACAGCTTGTCTTTTCGTTCTTTGATTTCTGCAAGGTGCAACTCAAGAAGACCCGCATCCAAATCCACAACAGGTTCAATAAACATACGCAAAGTTAAATCAATTAACTTCAACTCTTGGCGTGGGAACTTACGCATCATACGTGAGAACAACTCAAAAGTTATATCTACATCTGTAACGCAGTAATCCCCATAACGACTTAACTCTTCTTTTGTAAAGTCAGCCCTGCGTTTACCAAGTGCGCGAACTACCTCGTCACCCTTGTCTTGTAGCCCATAAGTTTTTGCCAGATTAGCGAGTGACACGCTGCTCTCCACACCGTGCAACGCCCGTGCCATACATAACGTGTCAGCGTATGCTCTTGGTTTTATGCCGAAGATCCAATGAAGTATCGCACCATCAAACATAGTGTTGTGGGCCAGCAGCATAGTGTTGTCCCAGTCATAACGTGTCAGGTACTCGGCTATTGCGTCATGGCTACCGGAAACCCAGTGCGTGTCATCAGCACCTTCTTTTATCGCAACACCAATTACCTCAAAGTCTCGGTGTCGCACATAGTTTTCCGTGGTAAGTTTAGACAGGGAATAATCCCTGTCATAAAATGTTTCAAAGTCGAGTGTGATCAGGTCCATTTAATCGCTACCCGCAATCTCACCGCCAATCGCAGCATACCCGCAAATGTCAACATAGGTGTCCACATCTTTAGGACCGTCACCGTGTAGGCGAGATATTTTTAGAAGGACCATCATAGCCGCTACATCACGCGGTGTGATAAACGCGTTAAGGCCAAGGTGGGCGTTCCAATACCCTGCAATGCGATCAAAGTTTTCCGCCGCATCGCCGTACTCTTCGTGGCGATCACCGTCGATCTTACTAAGCGCATCCTCTAATATGTTAGCACGTGTACATAACGGTGGTAGAGCAGGGGGTTCTTCGGGTATTGTTTCACGTGAAACAACGTCCTTTTCTAACACTTCCTTCGGTGTGCCGATCTTACTCATTAGCTTCCAAACGTAGGCATAGGACGCTTTGGTAGCAGTCGCTATCTCACGGTTTGACGCTTCTGGGTGCTTCAATTTGTACGCCCAGATCTTCTCTTCTTTATTCTTCTTACGAGCCATGTTGCTCTCCTATAATTTGTATTCGGGCATATGCCCGATTGGGTTTTTGGGAACTGGTATCGCAGAGTGACCAAAACGGAGGAAAGGCCACCCTGCGAACCAGTGTAAGATCAGTGTATAACAGGAACTCCTTAATCGTGAATAAGGAGCCAAAGAAAGGAGATACACCTCTTACTGCCGTGGATGTTTCATGTCAGGGGACTCTCACGGCTTGTCCCCTGCCACCTAGTGCAAAACTACAAAAAAACTAAGCGGCTATCTCTTCATCATCACGCAACGTGCGAACAATGTCTTCTATTGGTGTCAGATCGACGCCAATGTTTTCTGCGCAACCTCTGAACCTATTAAGCCATGCAGCGAGTGAAACCCCCGCCTGCTTGCGCAACTCAGCCTGTGACACTTCGCTATCAGGATCAAAGGTGACATAGCCACCGCCCTGCCGCCGTGTCGGCATGGGTGAAATCATCGCAGGGTATTCGGTGACTTTTATCTCACGCGATTTACTGTGCACAATTTCTTCTTTGACTACGATACGTAGCCCTGACACGAACTGACGTGCTAACTGTAGTTTCGCCTGCCATAGCAGGTGCTCGTCCTGTCCATGAAACGCCTTATACGCAACGTGATCTGGCTTGTCTTGTAGCCAAGTCACAAACTCTTCTGCGACAAAACTATTCCTTCCACTGTCGTTTAGATAATCGTCGATTATCTTTTGTTTGGTCTTCTTGTTAAACCTACTCATATCGTTCTCCTAAATTATAAGCATCCCTTATTCTCTTATGTTGCCACACCTCAATACACCAAGCCTAGCCGTGACCGCCGTAACTCTCCACGCCCAAACTCACCCTACTCAATCGAACCTAACCGCGACCGCCTGACCACATCCGACCCGACCAAACCGAAACGAACCACGACCGCCTGACCGCAACCCAACTGACCGCTACGTGCCTCTCCACACCGCGCCTCACCATGACCGCCTTGCCCAAACTCGCCGAACCCGACCAAACCGGACCGTGCCCCGACCGCCCTGCCGAACCGAACCGTACCCAACCGCAACATACCTGACCTCACCGCACCTCAACCGCCTTGCCGGACCGCGCCTTGCGATGCCCAACCTAAACCGCCTTGCCGAACCTCGTCCAAACATAACTGACCTAGACCGCCTAATCCAACCCGACCATGACGTACCCAACCGCAACATACCTCTACCGCCTCGCCTCGCCGGATCTTTCCTGATCCAACCATACCTGAACCGCCTTACCCAACCCAACACTGCCGCACCGAACCGCACCGCGCCTTACCGCACCCAACCCAGACCGCCCAGCCCCGCCTGACCGCAACGCACCGGAACTTACCAAAACCAACCCGAACTGAACCGCCTCGCCTCGCCTAACCTTACAATGCCCCACCTTAACATAGCACAACTTACCCCAACCGTGTAACCGTAACCGTGGATTGGGGCGGCGTACCGCCCCGTTTCCATTAAGCTGCTCTGCGAAGCCGCTCTTCTTGTAGAGAACGCATTAACTCTGCTGTTTCACTGTCAGCGCATTCGGGGTGTTCAATGGCTAACTCTTGAACTTCTCTGCCCTGCTGCGTTACATGATCCCAGAACTCTTGTTCTTCTGGCAGCATATTCTCTGAACTTGCAACGGTCCACGTGCCGAAAGACCCACGCCCTTTTTCTTGGCGATAGTCTCCAATACCGACAATATACCCTGCGTTTGCTAACAACGACACGATGTTGTCTCTGCTAAGTGTAGGTGTAACGTATTTGATGGTTACCTCTGCACACCATTCTGGCAGGAACGCCCGAGTACGAACGTCCGGTGTCCTGTTCATATCAGCGGATCGTACAATATCCATCTTCAATGTAGGCTTGCCCCAGACTTGCATCTTGCTCTCAGGCAAAAAGATCAGGCGTTGTACAGAGGTTTTCTTGATCCCTTCTGTCTCCAATGCAGCGGTAGCCATAGCACCCTTGACCCCCGCAGCGGGGAAATACAGAGCGGTTTCTCCCTCTGATTTAACGTACATGGATTCTCTGTACTCCAACTCAGGATTGTGTTTGATAGTCAGTTTCTCCGCCGCAGTCTTTTTACGTGAACCAAATAACAAGTCACGTGTAGCCTTGGACCCCATGCTGTTGAAGTACAGGGGTGTCTGCCCAAGTAGGCGCAGTGTAACCATACCCTGCTTGAGCGTGTGAATTTCAATATTGGGATTAGCAACTTTTCTAGTAGCCATGTTGTGTCCTTCTGATCAAAGTTATTGTAGAGTTTCCTCTACGGTTGATATGTTATCCTCATTGATAACAAGTGATGTGCCACCTGCTGCTTGAATTGCATTCAAGTTTTGTTCTTGTAGTGGCGTGGGTTTATTATTACCCGCTTTACATTCTATCCCGATGAAGCGTCCCTTGTGACAGATGATTATGTCAGGCACACCACTGCGCCCATAGCCGCCTGTCACAGGGTAAAAGAAATATGCACCGTGTTGTTTTAGTATCGCTACAACTTTCTTCTTTACTTTCGCCTCGGGTGTCACGTTACCTCCTTTCGTTTTTAAATACCCAGAATGTTTCTTCTGAAGTACGCGCACCCACATCTGCTATCACGTGGTTTTCGTCTGGTTCTAATACAGACAGTGCGTATACCCTTTCTTTTATCCAATCTGGGGTGTCATTAAGTGACATATAGTTACACAGTTTATCGTTGTCAAGTGTTATTCCTTTAAGACATTTCACTTGGATGTATCCCGATGTAGGACGTATCTGTACGCGACACGCAATGTCATGGGAGAACACGCCTTCTGCTGTTTTTGAGTTCACACTAAATCCATTCTCATAACGCACTGCTGCTTTCCAACACTCATATCTCGCGTCAGACAAAGGGGTTGTCCTCGTCAATGTGGATTGTGTATGCGGTGGCACAGTGTTTGTAACCTACACCTTCGACATAGCTACCATCATCCACTAGCTGTAACGCGCTAACACGGGATACGACCCAATCAGGTATGTCCTCTCGCAAGTATATGTTTGGTAGGCCCATGTCATTGTACGGACAAGGACGAAAGTGACGGGCGTTCTCAACTATAATTGCTCTGTATAACGTATCACCGAAACGGTCTTTAACCTCGTCCACATAAAGCATAGGTATTGTAGTGGCGTTCCGTTTTATGTGCAGGTCAAACGCATCCAAGTATTCCTTGATTTGTCCTGATAACTCAGGGTTAAGGAAGGTATGTCCTGTGTTGACCAAGTGGGCGAGTTCGTCATGTAACAAAGGCCGCTCCATTTTGTAGCTAACATCCAGATCAAGTCTCTGTGCTTTTTTGCGTACATCTTTAGCGGCTTCGCTTTGCACATCGCAAACGTGGTTGGCAACTTCCCTGTTAGACACAGCAGCCGCTTCCTCCACTGTGTAGCTTCTGAGTAACGACTTAGCTGCAGCAATAGCTTTCGCACGGTCTTTCTTGATCGCCATGTAATGTTGGTCATTGTAGGTGGCATACCGACAGTTCTTATGGTGCGGTGAATACACGCCAAACATTGGATCACGCTTGGTCCCTGTGGTCGTATAGTCGGCATAGCCAACCCAACCCATCGCATACGGATCACCCTCGCGGTATATGTAGAA